AAAGAAATGCGAACGTGCGTTCGATCGGTAGTTCCCCGACTTCAACACACTAAAGTGATAACGCGCCACAGCACGACAGTCTACACCATGTAGACCATCGAACAGCTGTTCTGTACAAGGTGCACAACGGACAGTCTGTAAGTTTGTGCAAATTGCCTATAGACAGCTGCGCTAGGGTGTGCTATACTGTACTTACAAGGTAAGGAAGTAGTTGCCTTGAATGAACCTTGACAACTGGATACCGTACACGTGTTCGGTCTATCAAACTGTCTGACAATTTAGATGGTTTAGTTAAGTTGTCTGAAAATTTAGCAACTGTTCGACGTGTCGAATGTTTCACGTGAAACATTCAAAAGTTCGACACGTCGAACTTAACGCCCATGCAGGGTAGAAAAGGAGAAAGACATGAGAAGAAAAAGCACAGCATTAGTCGATGAGCACGTTTGGACAGAAAACGACAAAGCGAAATACGTTGAGTTGACAGATATAATTAGAACCTGTCAAACCTCTGCGGATGGGCTTGCTAGGACTGTCGCAGGAGCACTTTCTGAAATCAAGAAAAGAGAGTTATTCATGCTTGAGGGGTACAAAAATATTTATGAGTACGCAAACACTATACACGGCATTAGTCGCGGTACAACCTCCGATGCAATCAATACTTTTGACAGATTCCAGAAAGACGGTGCCATCGATAGCAAGTATGCAGGATTCGCATGGCGGTCGTTAATCATGCTCAAGAATTATACTGATGAAGAGATTCTTGAAATGGGCATTACTGTCGAAATGAACTCTACACAAATTAAGAAAGTACTCGAAGCTCGGAAAGAAGCTGATAAGGCTATTGAAGAGAAGAAGCAGGAAGCTGAAAGCGGAAAGCAGGAAGCTGAAGCTGAAAAGCAGGAAGCTGAACAGTTCGACGCGTCGAACGAAACAGAGGAACCGGAAATTCCCGAAGCGGATGAAAGTTTTCCGACAGTTACAATTCACACCGAGGGAAAGACAATTAAGGAACTTTCCAAAGAGATTGAAAAGTATCTTGCACAGATTCAGAACTCTGAGGTGGATGTAGTACTTACAAAGTAATAGCAGAGTGGGGAGCAATCCCCACTCCCCTTTAAACGAAACGAATGGAGACGAAACGATGAGGATTTTCGATTTATTAACAGTAACACCTGCAAACCGTACTTTATCTATATATGATAAAGATAATAAGTTTGTAGAAAATGTTGGAATAAAAGAAATTTTTGAACAACCCGCCCACAATAACCTGTATCTATTAGAAATTGATAGGATAATTCCTACAAATTGTAAATATCTTTTACAAGTAGTATTAAAATAGCGTAAATTTTCGGAGCGTTAAAGCGTTCCGAAATTTACATAGAACTCATGTCCGTCTCCTGGGGAGTGTGCCCACACTCCCCGAACATGACGAATATGAGAGTGTCTCACAGAAAAAAAAATAATGGGCGCAAAGTTCGACACGTCGAACAGAAAAGGAGATTTTGACATGAAAAGTATTATCAACGCAACCGAGAATTTCAGCAAAAAAGACGCAATCAACATGAGAAACGGTCTTCCTCTGAAAGATGAACCCAGTGGAAAAACATTCAACATCAGCAAAGCAGCCATAGTAGAGGACACTGATGAGGAGACTGGAGAACTCAAAAACGTATCCGTACTGATTGACAGTGACGGAAAATGCTACACCGCTATTTCTACTACAGTTGCAGATATTATGAGTGACTGCATCGAATTACTTGATGCAGGCGAATCTGTAACGCTTCAGCTGATTAAGAGAAAGTCTAACGCAGGACGCGAATTTTTGACTTTCCAGGTGATGTAGTATGAAACACGGTTTCTACGTTGAAGTCGAACCTGTCATTTTGAGATTTCTCAAGGATAAAGATATCCATATTTTCTATTTCTGCGGTGGTCGAGGGACTGGTAAAACTTACGGTGCTTTAGATATGTGCAGAAAGATCGGTGTTGGAGAATTGAAGCTTGATGACACTGTAGATGACAATAAGTTCTTGTATCTGAGGAGAACGAGAACTGAAGCAGAAACCGTGGCTTCTCCCGAAGCTTCACCCTTTAAGGTTTATAACCGAAACGAGGGGTATGAAATAACATCCGATTTCTCATTTAAACTCGGTTTCGGAAATTTTTATCTCGATGCTGAAAAAACTAAACATATCGGCTATTGTGCAGGGTTGTCAACATTTTCAAACTTGAGAGGTGTAGATTTCTCAGACGTAAATTTCATATTGTATGATGAGTGTATTCCTGAAAATAAGAATAAGCGTCCATTAAAAGATGAGGGTTATTTATTCTTAAATATGCTCGAAACTATCAACCGTAACCGCGCTATCGAGGGTAAACCGGAAGTGGTTGTATGTCTATTATCAAACCCTATAGATTTAGGAAGTGATTTGTTAGCGCAGTTACAGTTAACAGGTATATTAAACTCTATGATCTTTAAAAATCAAGAGAAATATACTGACCCTAATCGTTCACTCCATATTGAAAAATATAAAGACCATAAAGTAAGTGCGGAAAAAGCAAAATCTGCCATTTATCGGTTTGGAGCGGGCACTGGATTCAACGAAAGAGCATTGAGTGGCGATTTCGTGGATAACGACCTTGAATTGGTCAAAAAAGTAAATTTAACTGAATATTTTGCATATATTTCGTTAGCGAATATATACGTGTATCAGCACAAATCAAACGGAACCTATCACATTTCTCAAACACCTAATCCTGCTAAATACACATTTAAAGAAAATGAGAAAGATAAGGTTCGAGCGCTGTTCTATTGGCTTTATAAGATATTAGTTATTGAGCATAGAGTCACTTATGACAACTATCTAACCAAAGTCAATTTTGAGCAAATGATAAACTATAAGCCCAGCTACTAATAATATATGACCGCCGACCACTACGTTGGACTATCAGGGCATACCTAGGAATAGGGGATAGTGAGTTTGCCACTCTAAGCGGTCAACCTTTTAAAGTTCGACACGTCGAACAGATTGGAGACGACATGGCTAAATTAGAAGAGGTGCTTACTCAGTTATCTGACCTTGATCCGGAAGCTGATTATTCATTGGACGTTTCGGAGAACAATATCTCTGTAAAACATAATACAGATGAAGATACCCCCGATTTGAGTGAAGAGATAAAGCAGTTGCAGGACAAGGTGACAGAACAGAGTTCACAAATAGATAAGTTAAAATTGACCAACAGAGCATTATTACTCAAAACACCAGTTGCAGAGGGTCCGAAAACACCCGAAGAGATAATATATGCAATGTGCGGTCCGAAGAAAGGAAATGGTGCAAATGCCTAATCAGATTGAAGTAAACCAGATTTATGATTTATGTAATCAGATTTTCCAGCAGATGACTGGACGGACAGATATTGCGGCAGTTGACAGCGCGTCACTGGTTGCAATGGGAAACGAAGTTTCCAATTTAGGTAAAAACGATTTGTGGCTCAACACTTTGGCACGCAGAATCGGTCTTACCATTGATAACTACAGAGTATATCTCAATAAATTCTCTGATTTGTACAGAACACAGGTTGAGTGGGGTGCACTGGTTCAGAAATTAACTGTTGAGATGCCTGACGCAGTAGCTGACGATATGTACAAAGTCGGACAGATGAATGGTCAGGCTCTTGACCACTACATTATCAACAATCCTAAAGCGAAGCAGAAAATTTTCGATAAGGAGACACCTTATTCATTCTTTATCACAATGCAGGAGAAGATGCTTACTGAAGCCTTTCTCAATGCAGGTGCTATGGCTTCCTTTGTGAACCAGGTATTCGGTAAAGTTCAGAATAAGATTGAGGTTGTTTTGGAAGACCTTGCAAGAGTTGCACTTGTCAATATGATGTGCAACATTTCTGTAAAGCAGGAGATCAAACTGGTAACTTTGTACAACAGTAAGACTGAATCAACTCTCAACCCTCAGACAGCATTATTCGACCCCACTTTCATGCGTTTTGCGATCGGTATGATGAATAACATCGCTTCTAAAATGGAAACTATGAGTGTGTTATTCAATACAGAGGGTTATGACAGATTCACTCCCAAGAGTGAACAGCGATTCTACGTTTTGGCTGATTTCATTACTCAGCTTGAAACTGTAGTACAGTATGCGGCTTTCAATCCCCAGTATGTTAACAAGTCCGTAGATATTGCTGTACCGTATTGGCAGGGTGTTAAAGAGGGAGACGATATCAATGATATCGCTGTACTCTCAAAGGTGATCGGTAAAGTTGACAACAAGGTTGATAAGACTATTGAAAATGTTGTCGGTGTATTATTCGATAGAGAAGCTATCGGAACATTCAGACAGGAAGAGAAAGTTCTCACAACTCCCGTAAATGCGCGCGGAGCATATTACAACACATTCTGGCATGAAAAGCAGATGTGGTTTAACGATATGAGTGAGAATGTAGTAATCTTCACACTCAATTAGTTCGACACGTCGAACGGAAAGGATGCGTATGGCAACAGTTCAAGTTGACCTTATGCACACCTCAAAGGCTAGGAACTCTACAAGAGTTCCTAGTACCACTGAGGGGCATATCACAGAAACAATTTGTTATCTCAAAGAGCCCACATCAATAATCAAACCCACCTTAATCATTCAAGGCGCAGACAGCACATTCGAGGGAAAACAATTTCCTGATTATAACTATTGTTATATTAAGGACTTTCATAGATATTATTTCATAACCAACGTCACATCCATTAGTGCATTAGTGTGGCAGATTGATTGTGAAGTTGATGTTTTAGCTACATACAAAAAAGAAATTCTTCAAGCTAAAGGTTTCATACAATATGCGCAAACTGGTTACAATAAATATCTCGGAGACCCCAGATTGCCGCAATCTACTCAAATATATTCAACTGTATATTCAACAACATTAGCGAATGTTTTGGATAGTAGCGGAATTTACACTTTGACGGTAGCTAATAATACAAGTAGCAACGGTTTTGCAACAACGTACCTATTGACAAGTGGACAGCTAAATTCACTGGTTGAGAAAATCAATAGTGGAATTGACGAAATAAAGAATTATTTTACGAATCCATTAGAAGCAATAGTAAGATGTTCTTGGCTACCAACTTCAGCGGCAATAGCAGGACAGGGGTCAGCAGAAATAGTTATAGGTAAATATTCCACAGGTGTAACTGCGGCAGTCGCGAAAGACCAAGTTAGAGGTGGTTACGTAACAACATATACACCGGCAACTATTGAGGGAATTGTTTACAACGGTTATTTAATGGTAGAACCTTACCATGAATTGCATAGATTCTTACCTGGAGTTGGTGTAGTACAATTACCTCTATGTTCTTTCTTTCACACTGGAGAGAGTGATAAGTTAGAATGGTTAATGGAAGTATCATTTGCTCCAGCAACTGGAGACATTGCATACATATTCCATGCAGGTAACGATTACAGTAACGCAATCGCTTTAACAGTTCAAGGAAATATCGCAACAGAATTACCAGTAAGTGCAACTAGCGCAAACGGTATCGGAATAGCGGCAGGTGTAGGTTCAGTTTTAGCATCAACAGCAACAGTAATCGCTACTGGCGGAAACTTAGGAGCAACAGCAGTGGTAAAAGCCGCTACACAATATGTAGGCGGTGCAGTAGGAGCGACTCTAGCGATGCAAACTACTACAAATATTAAAGGCTCCATGTCATCTATGGCAACGAAGCAATATGCACATAAGTTTTTTGATAGGTCTATATATCATTTGATAGGTCAAGCACCGTCAGCATCTCTATCAACAATAGGATTGCCGGTTATGAAAACAGAAACATTAGGTTCTCATACAGGATTGGTGAAAGCGACTGGAGTGTGGGTAGAAGCTGAATGTACAGATACTGAACATCAGTTGATAGCGCAATTTGTTAACTCATCAACTAATTTCATTTACGGGGGACTAATCATTGAATAAATATACAGCAACAAAACCGAAAGATGTAAATGGAACATTCATGGTGACTAGAACCGCCTTTTATCGAACTGAGTTGATGAAACTTGTTGGCGGCATCTTTAAGATAGAATGTCCTGCCGACTGGGATAAAGATTATATGAGAGACACTCTCTTGCGATACGGTTATTTAATCGTATCAGACACAGATTTTGGAGTGCTACCGTTGCAAGGCGCATTGCAAGGATATAACTATTTTAACAATCCAACAGATGTAATCATAAATGTCCCTTTGATTCCTGGTCTACATAAAAAAATCGGCACCGATTGTGAACTCCTATATATACAGAGGATTCCACAGTCAAGAATCTATTACAATTTTGTCAGAATTGTAGACATTTATGCACAGCGATTGGCTTCAGCTGATGCCGCTATTGATGTAAACTTAATGAACAGTAGAGTTGCATACATAGCTGAAGCGGAGACTAAAGCGCAAGCTGAATCAATCAAAACAGCTTACGACAAAATAAGTAATGGCGAACCATTAGTGGTTTATCGTAAAGATGTTGCACTAAACGCAACCGGTTTAAACGTGTTCTTTAATAACGTGAAACAGAATTACATTGCGGATATGGTGCAGGATTCTAAACGTACAATCATTAACGAATTTCTAACAGCTATCGGTGTGAATAATGCAAATACAGACAAACGTGAGAGATTGGTCACTGGAGAAGTTGATGCTAACAATCAGGAACTGGTAGCAAACACAACAATTTGGAAAGAAAATCTCAAACTTTGTTGTGATAAAATCAATACAATGTTCAATGTAGGATTGAATGTGACATTACAGTTCGACGCGTCGAACAGAGAGGAGAGCAAAGATGACGTTAGTGGACAGCGTGAATCTGTGGATGATGTTACACAATAATGAGCACTACTTTCAATCAAGTGACATTGATACTCGAATCAATAAAGATCATATTTATCACATAATAATGTCACAATATGCAGACCTCGAATGTGTATATTCAGACACCAGTTACATGCACAAGAATGTTGAACTGTTTTGGATTAAAAACAAAGACAGAATTGGGAAACTGCTCGACACTTTTGAGATAAAATACGACCCCATTGAAAATTATTCTACAGTCGAAACTGGTAATCTTGATGCTAACGGTACTAAAAAGTTCACCCAAAAAGATAATACGAGTTCGACAACTGACGAAACTATCAACACTGAAAGTAAACATTTCGTTAGTGCGTTCAATAACATAAATGGTGAGGATGTCGAACAGACTAGAGATACTGCTAGCACAACTGATAATACATCATTCAATGAAGATTATAACAGTGGACAGGATACTGGAACAACAGACCATGAAGAGACATTAGCCACCAAGAAAGGACTTACAAACCTTTCATATCAGGAACTTATTGACAAACAACGTAGGACTGTACAGTTCGACATTGATGATTGGATATTAAGAGAGTTCGCGAAAGACCTCTTAATATGTGTATGGTAAAGGAGTGACACTATGGCATATTCAGAATTTCCACATACCAACTATCACGATTCAGATTTGAGAGAACTCATTGAATTGTATAAGAAGTTGGTTGACGAGTACCAGGGAACTTTGAGCACAATAACTGAAGTGAATAACAGACTTACAAAGTACGAATCTAACGTACCGCATTATGTTAGATTCTTAATGGACGAAGAAATTCAGAAATATATTACAGCTTGTAAGAATGAAAAAGATCAGTTTTTGGCTCTAATTAAACTGTTGGAAAACGACATTAACGATGTGCGCACAAAACTGGAAAGAGAAGTTCGCTCACTCATCGCTGACGATAATGCTCTTGCTGATGAGATCAGAGAATATCGTAAAGAGTTTTTGAATACGCTTGAAGTGTATGATAGAAAGTTCTCTGAAATGCGATTGATGATTCTCGCAAGTTCAAGCAAAGATAGGCAAACACTGGAGCGCGCAATAGCTGATATGAAGAAAACTGTAGCAGACATTCCTAAAAGTGAACTGCCGGTATTCAATCCGATTAAAGTTGCGAACGACTCTATCAATGGAGCGATAAACGATATTTACAATATCGCACTCAACCGGTTAGGTTTTACAGCAATAGCATGGCATAAAACAACTCATATTACTGCACAGTATTTCAAAGACAGTGACATTAGTGCAATGACATATTGGATGTATGGCACTACGGAATTGGGAGCACACAATATGATGTTCTCTCCGGTAAGTGGAAAGTACACCACTGTTAAAATGGCTATATATGAATTGGCAGATTTCCTCAAGGTTGGGGAGTTCAGTAAACTTACGGCATCCGAGTTCGACGCGTTGAATTTGACAGCTAAGAACTATGATGATAAAAATGTAAAGGCTCAGTCATATGATTGGCATGGAAAGGAGATTACAAATGTATAAGAAAGGAACAACTAATTACAATCTTCCCCAGTGGGATGCACTGGAACACCCTGACTTTTTGGACGACATGAATCCCGCTTACAACGTGATTGATGAAAAGTTGCACAACGCGGAAACTGGTAGCAATAGTGCACTGGAGCAGTTGACAACTCTTACACCGATCGTTGAGGGTCTGAACGCTGACATGGATGATGTTCAGCATGATGTGACAGATTTACAGACGAGGTGTACGAATCTCGAACACACCCAGTTAGACCATGAAAACCGTATCAAAAATTTGGAACAGCATGATAGCGACATTGATATAACGTTGACTGGGTTCGACGAGTCGAACACCGTGATTGCGGAGTTCAATAAGACTAACGCTTATATAAACGATGTGAAGAAGACCGTCGACATCATTAGAACTAAGAACACATGTTTATTCGACGGCATGGAGTATCCGACTAACGACTATGTTGGAACTAATAATGTTAAGAGAAAATGTGGTACTCTCACATTAGTAGATGCAATAACTTCTCCGATTGAACTCGCAACAATTCCGAATAATAGCATCATTTTCTATTTGAATCTTATTGGTGTAAAGACTGAGGACGGTGAAGTTACAACTAGAGACTTCACATCTTACATATATGTGTCCGCCAATAAGTTGATGTTCGATTCTACACAAATCGGCAACGCAACACAATTAACTCTTAATTTCACCGTAGAATATTATTAAGGAGAAAGAATATGGAAACAGCACAGATGGTAATTACAGCAATTAGTACAGTTGGTTTTCCTATCGTAATGTGTGGCGCATTATTTTGGAAAATGGATAAGCAGGATAAAGAGCATAAAGAGGAGATGAACAAATCAACAGAAGCTATCAACAACAACACTATTGTATTGCAGAAGCTTATGCAGATGCTAAGTGACAAGATTGAGTTCGACACGTCGAACAGTAAGGAGAAATAATATGGCTGTTAATCAGGATTTCAAGAAAAGTACAGTAAGTACTAGCAATCACACTCAGAACTATGATTTACCGTTGTGGGCAGGTGAAGACACCACAAGTTGGCTTACGCAGATGAATGATGCCATGAACAAGATCGACGACGGTATGGTAGATGCGAAGAGCAAAGCATTGGAAGTAGTTGGCATTGCGGCTGACGCAAAGAAGTTGGCTGATGAAACCAAAGCAGAAAGCGCGGCAAGTGCAAAGATTGTTGCCGGTTATAACGACAGACTTACAGCGGCAGAAGAAAAGATTGCCGAGCATACTCAGGACATTACTAATCTCAATACGAGAAGCGATCAGTTCGACGTCGAATTACATAGTGTCCAGGAAGTGCAGAAGAAAACCACCGCTGATTTGGCAACGTTAGCGACTAAAGTTGATGCCAACAAAACTGATGTTGATACAAAGATTACTGCAAATACAACTGCGATCGCACAGACAGATGCAAATGTTGCAACAATAAGCGGTAAGGTAACGGCACTGGAAACGGAAGTAGGTGACGTGTCCAGTGCTACGCAAAGTAATACAAACGCAATCAGTGCAATTAACGGAAGTATTGAAAGTATCAAGAGTAAAGATACTGCGCAAGACGGACAGATTGATACGATCAACACTGAAGTGAACTCTTTGGACGCTAGAGTTAGTACGTTAGAAGAGGGTAGTGGAAGTGTAGCTGGTAAAATACTATTAAAGTATGTCAAATCTACAATATTATCTTCTGTAACTGATAGTAATGGAAAATCGCAGTTTAGTGGATGTACTTTGGGTGGATATTTATACAGTGACGGTACATGCGATTTCACTCTCTCTTCAGGAGATAGTTATCCTTTTGTAACAGACACTACATTCGATGGTAGTATTGGACTGTTTGACTTGTCAGCAGGAGTTGCGGAAATTATGGAAGAATTTAAAAAAGATTATCCGAACATTACTATCGTAAGACCACTGCCGCAACACTCATATCCGATCGCATTTTACGACTCAGAGTTAGTTCCGAGACATGTGGTGAATGCAGTAATCGGTGCAGTTTTTTCAGCCACTACCCAACGAATGTCTGTTCGCACTTCATACAGTTTAATATTTTCAGCTTTAGGTTCCGGTGCTGAAGTTCGAATTGCTTATGCTTTTCCTAGTGGTGGACATAATTACAGAATTGCAAGTACACAAAACTTTATGATTGCTTCCGTTCAAGTAAGTGGGGTATAAAATGAGAACAAGTGATAGAGGTTTAAACTTAATCAAGAGTTTTGAGGGTTTACGATTAAACGCTTACCGCTGTCCTGCCGGTAGGTGGACAATCGGATATGGACATACTAAAGGTGTTAAGAAAGGTATGTACATATCGGAAGAAGTTGCTACACATTTTCTTATTGAAGATATTCAACGCGTCGAACCAGTAATCAACAGTTACGATGGTATTTATCAGTGGACGCAAAATGAATTTGATGCGTTAGCAAGTTTCGCTTTTAATTGCGGAACTGGCAACCTTAAGAAATTACTTAAATATGGACAGCGTACTAAATCTCAAATTGCAGATGCCATTTTGCTATATAACAAAGCAAATGGTAGAGTGTTAAGAGGATTGGTACGCAGGCGCAAAGCGGAACGAGAGTTGTTCGTGAAAGGATAATGTATGTATTCGATCAAGCAAATTAAAGACTTACAACGCAATGCGGTAAAAGGAGATAGAGAAGCTCAAGGGCTTCTCTTTTCCTATACTAACGAGATAGCAAAAGAAGTAAATAAAAGGTTAATAGGACTTGAGAAAGCAAAATATGATTACGGACAGGGATGGGCGACTGCTGTAAACTATACTCAAGTTATGTATGAAAGTAACCGTTTCGAGTATGCTAGGAATATGGACAAGGACTGGTATCAAATGGGGCAACAGTCTCAGATTGGTATAAAATTCTTAGGATATGAAAGTTCGTCTGTTGAGGGGCAAAGGGCAATAGAGGAACGACGTTTCCGAAAATTCAAAGAAAAGGGAATTTTTGATGAAACTGTTACTAGACGTAAAGCTAGAAATTTTCTACGTTTTTTGGGCAACGAAGAAAGTGAACAAGTTATCGAAAGTTATGGAAATAGTAGCACGGTAATTGAAATGTTATGGGACGCATATCAAAAGAAAGATAATTCACGTGCTAAAATGCTTAAAGCTTTCGATGAATTTAACGCAGGTTTATATGATTTTGACGAGACAATGAGGAGGCTTAAAATTGACATTACTCAATATCCAAGGAAAAAAAGAGATTGAAATATATAATGTAAACGATTTTCCGTATGAAAATTTTAAAGGAGTTCGACGTGTCGAACGGGGAACTAAAAGATATTTCGATGTTGTATGCGCTTTCGATATAGAGACGACAACAATACATGAAGAGGAATGTAACTATTTCCATTCAGATTTCGGTTTCATGTATATTTGGCAATTTTGTATAGGTCAAACCATATGTGTGGGTAGAACGTGGGATGAATATAGAGAATTTCTCGACAATTTGAAAGAAATTTTGGGGGTTGATTGGAGAACTAGATTAGTCGTATATGTACATAATCTACAATTTGAGTTTCAATTTCTCAGAAATTTTTTTAAAGTTGAAAAGGTATTTGCCAGGCATAAAAGAGATGTTATATATGCAGTAGTAGAAGATATTGAATACAGGTGTTCATATGCATTAAGTAATATGAGTCTAGACAGATTTCTGAAAAATAGTAAAGGTGTGGAAAATTTTAAATTAAGTGGTGACGATTTTAATTATAGAATTAAACGTTACCCCGACACACCGTTAACTAAAAAAGAAATGGAGTACTGTGTTGTTGACGTTCTAGGATTGTGCCAGGCTATAAAATCTAAACTTGATGAGGATACACTTTGCACAATTCCGATGACTTCTACCGGCTATATACGTAGAGAGTTTAGAGAAGCTTGTCTCGCAGAAGATGGATATAAACGACATATGATGAGTATGGCGTTGACAGAGCACACATATGCTTTATGTGTAGAAGCTTGTCGAGGTGGTATTAGTGGCTCTAACAATATAAATACAGGGTGGACGATAGAGGGAGTCGACAGTTTCGATATTAAGTCAAGCTACCCATATCAAATGGCTACGAAATACTTTCCACAAAGTAAGTTCATGCCAATACATCTACCTTTAAATGCTGATTTAAAATATCTCAAACGATATTTAGATAATAAATGTTGTCTAATTGTTTGGGAATGTCGCAATATTAAATTAAAAAATTGGGAAAGTATTCCGTACATAAGCAAAGCAAAATGTAGAGCAGTTGTACGAGGAGAACACGGACGTTTCGGAAATGGTAAAGTCTATTCAGCAGAACGGATTGGAATGTGTTGCACTGAAATAGACTTCAAAATTATTTGTGATTCTTACGAATTTGAAGATTTATCGGTACACGAACTTTGGATTGCTGATAGAGGTATGTTATCAAAAGCATTTCGTAAGAAGTTAATGGACATGTTTCAAATGAAAACAAATTTAGAAGACGGTGACAGATATTTATATGCTAAATTCAAAAATAAAATAAATGCCGCTTTCGGTATGATGCTTACTGATATATTAAATGCCGAAGTTATTTATGATAGCAGTGCTGATGAAGTGTGGCAAGTTGGTGAAATAGAAGATGTTGGTAAGGCTCTTACAAGATATTATCACAGCAAAAACTCTTTTTTAAGTTATCAACATGGTGTATGGGTTACGGCTCATGCTAGAGCATGCTTGTATAAGGGTATGAAGATTGTAGGTGATGATATAGTACAAGTTGATACGGATTCTGTTAAGGCTATCGGAGAGTATAAAAAGGAGTTCGACGCGTTGAACGCTCAAATTATGGTTGAAGCAGAAACGTTTGACATTAAACCGTATGCTATTAAAAATGGACGCAAAGTTTATTTGGGTATTTGGGAGCATGAAAACGGTGATTATGATGTGACATATGCACGTTTCAAAAGTTTAGGTGCTAAAAAATATATGTATCAAGAAAGTGGCAGTGATGAATTACATACAACAGTAAGCGGTCTACGCAAAGATGCGATATGGTGGCTTCGAGATCATGGCGGTTTCTCTGCTTTTAAACCTGGTACAGTAATTCCGCCAATAATAAGTGGCAGAACTGCAAGTAAATACGTTGACGTTAAACATCCACACACTATAATGATTAAAGGGCATGAAATTACTGTGGGTTCCAACATCGGAATTTGTGATGCTAGTTATACGTTGGGTGTTACAGATGAGTGGCAGGAAATGATATATGATGAATCGGACAGTTGAGCGGTAGAAATACCGCTCTTTTGTTGTGCCCATATATACTGCGAGTAGGAGTCCCAATAAAAAATTCGACGCGTCGAACCGAACATGTGTTCGTATTTCTTT